TTACATTAGCTACTGATCAAAGTGAATATATTATTTATAGATCTACAGGAGATGGTACATCAAGTACTACTGCTATTTATGGGGCCGGCGATATATTAGAAGCGTCTTATAGAAATGCATCAAATGTAGATTCTCCACTTACTAAAATTGATCGATCCACTTATCAAGCCTTATCTAATAAAACAGCAACGGGCGTTCCTTCGCAATATTGGGTGCAAAGATTTATTGATAGAGTGACGATGACCCTTTATTTAACTCCAAGTTCAAGTGTTAATGGCCACACAATAAATTATAATTATGTAAAAAGAATTAAAGATGTAGGTGACTTTACTAATGTAGGAGATGTCCCTTATCGTTTTGTTCCATGTATGATAGCTGGATTATCTTTTTATTTAAGTCAAAAATATAATCCTGAATTATCACAACAAATGAAACTTTATTATGAGGACGAATTAGCAAGAGCATTAGCGGAAGATGGTTCATCCTCTAGTACTTATATTACTCCCAAAACTTATTATCCAGGAACTTAATTATGGCTAAATTTTCAAGAGGAGAATACGCATTATCAATTTCAGATCGATCAGGTCAGGCTTTTCCTTATTTAGAAATGGTACGAGAATGGACAGGAGCGTGGGTACATATTTCTGAATATGAACCGAAGTCTCCTTTGATTCAACCTAAACCTGTTGGAGCGGATCCTCAATCTTTACAAAGAGCCAGACCCGCTCGTACAGAGCCTAGTGTTTCACAGCTTTTACCAGAGAATCCTTTTACAACTTATGGATCAGGTTCTTCTTATATAAATGTTAATGCACCTAATCATGGTTTAACAGATTCTAGTACTTATCGATTTAGAGGGATGCCTACAGTCTCAGGATATGCTGATCCCGCAACCTTTGATGGTATTGATGGTTCTAATATTGCAAAAGCTGCAGGTTACACAATTCGAACAGGAAAATGGGTGAGTGCGGCTCGTGATACAAGTTTTATTACAAACTGGTTTTATTTTGTTGTAGATACTGATACAGCTACAGCAGGAGGAATAGAAGGAGGAGGTTTTCCAGTGTCCGTTGGACCAGTAACCTTATCACCATAATGGCAGGATATACACTCGAAGCATTAGAAGGGGACATTAGAAGTTATACTGAAGTAGATTCAAATGTATTAACTGGCGCTATTCTAGGCAGATTTATAGAAAATGCAGAATATCGGGTGATGAGAGATTGTCCTATTGATGCAGATCGAAAAGCTCAAACTGGAAATTTAGTTTCAGGCCAGCCTACAATTAATGCTCCTGCGGGGTGCTTATTTGTAAGAGGGGTTCAAGTTTATACTTCTACCTCTGTTTCTACTGGAGCTAATAGTTGGATGGAAAAAAAAGATAGAACTTATTTACAGGAGTATATTTCTGCTGAAACATCTACAGGAGTCCCTAAATATTATTCAATGTTTGGAGGAGCTACGGGCGTTACAGATACGACTTCTGGACGTTTAATGTTTGCCCCGGTCCCTGATTCTACGTACGTATTTAAGGTACATTATAATGCTAAACCTACGAGTTTAGTTACAAATACGAGTGGAACTTATATTAGTCGATATTTTCCAGCAGGACTATTATATGCTTCCTTAGTAGAGGCCTATGGCTTTTTAAAAGGACCAATGGATATGTTGACACAATATGAAAATCGGTATAAACAAGAACTAGAGAAATTTGCTGCGGAGCAAATTGGAAGACGGAGACGAGATGATTATACGGATGGAACCATTCGTATACCTATTCAGTCACCAACACCGTAAATTAGGAGATAACTATGGCAATATCATCAGCAGTATGTACTTCATTCAAGGTTTTATTATTGAGGGGTCAAATGAATTTTGACTCTTCGGGTGGTCATACTTTTAAAATTGCATTGTTTTCAAGTTCAGCATCTTTAGGAGCTAGCACAACTGACTACTCAACATCTAATGAAATCACTAATACTTCAGGATCAGCTTATTCAGCTGGAGGATCAGCGTTAACATGCGTGACTCCAACATCGAGTAGCACAACTGCTTATACAGATTTTTCGGATGTTTCGTGGACGACTGCTTCTTTTACTGCTAATGGAGCTATGATTTATAACACCACAACAGATGGCGGTTCAAGCACGACAGACGCTGTTTGTATAATTGCATTTGGTGGAGATAAAACAGCAACAAGTGGAACTTTCACAATTCAATTTCCAACAGCTGACGCATCCGACGCGATTCTTAGAATAGCATAGGAGCAATACCATGGCTGATATTACTGTATCAGTAACTGGTGTAAAAGCGATTGTTAATGCAACTCGCTGGAACGCACAAAATATTCCTTATGGTGAAGGTGCGTGGAATACAGGAGGATTTACTAGCAACGATGTTATTCCAGGATGGGGTCACTTATCTTGGGGTAGAGCCAATTGGGGCGATCTCGATATTTACGAAGAAGGTTGGGGAAGAAGCACCTGGGGCAATGAACCGTGGGGAGGCACTCATAATAAAGATGTTTCCGTTACTGGATTATCAGCTACAGCAAGTTTAGGAACAGCAACTACTGCTGTTGACGTTACACCATCTATTACCGGTTTAGAAGCGACTGCTAGCATAGGATCTCCTACGGCAGTTATCGATGTAAGTCCAACAATCACAGGAGTAGAGGCAACAGCTTCGGTTGGAACTATTACACCAGCAGATCAAGTGATGGGTCTAACAGGAGTCAGTGCAACGGCTTCAGTTGGAACTATTACACCAGCAGATCAAGTCATGGGATTGACGGGTGTATCGGCAACCATGAGTGTTGGTTCTGTTACGATTCCAAATGTTGGAGTTGCCTTAACAGGAGTCGAAGCAACTGCTTCGCTAGGAACAGCAGTTGTACTTTCAGGTGTAGTTGTAGAACCAAGCGGTGTAAGTGCTACAATGTCTATAGGAAGTGTTACACTTCCAAACGTTGGAGTTCCATTAACAGGTCTTGGAATGACCTCTTCTGTAGGATCAATCACCCCTGCAGATGTAATTGGAGTCAGTGGATATTCATTAACTGGATCCGTAGGATCCGTGGTCCTTGAATCTAAATACCCAGTTACAGGTGTATCGGCGACAGCTTCTTTAGGAACGATTTCTGAAATAGCTGATCAGGTTATTGGACCTTCTTTAGACGCTATAACAGCCTCTGTGGGAGCTCCTGGAATTATTCATTATGAGGATGTTGACACGGGGTCAAATTCGTCTTATAGTGCAGTCTCAACAGGTTCGAATACATCGTATTCGGATGTTGCAACTGGATCAAATACCAGTTATAGTGATGTAACAGGTAAAGCAGCTTAAGGAGATTTATGGCATCAACATATAATAGTTTAGGTTATCAAAAAATGGCTACTGGCGAAAATGCTGGTACATGGGGAACTAAAACTAATACAACTCTAGACGAAATCAAAGAAACTTTTGGTTATACTTCTATCGCAATGACAGCAGATAGAACTTTAACTATTCCAGACGGCTCAACCGGGACTTACGATGGAAGAGCTTTTATTATAGAATTAACAGGAACCCTAGGAGGAACTAGAGTTCTAGATATTGCAGCAACTGCAGGAGACCCTGCTGCGAATATCGAAAAACCTTTTATTGTTTATGACAATACAACTCACTCAGGAGATACATTAACTTTTAAAGTTACAGGCCAAACAGGTTTTGCTCTTACAGAAGGGTCTACTTATTTATGTTATCATAATGGAACAGATATTATTAATACAGGTGTAGGAGCTTCAACTTCACCAGGCGGATCAACAACACAAGTTCAATACAATAATTCAGGTGCTTTTGGTGGAGATGCAGATTTAATCTGGACCGCTGGAACTGGATTAACAATTAACTCTCAGAAAGAATTACGATTAGCAGATACAGACGATAGTGCATACATTGGATTTAAAGCAGCAGGAACAACGACATCTTATACATTAACGATGCCGGGAGCCGTTGCTACTTCTAATGATCAAATTTTAACATCTACAACAGGTGGTGTTTTATCGTGGGTAGATAACTCCGGTGGAACATCCTGGCAAGCAGTAGAAACAGGAGCCACTATGACGGCTGTGGCTGGAAACGGATATTTTATTGATACTACATCAAATGCTTGTAATGCAACGATGCCATCAGGATCACTTGGAGATGAAGTGACCTATGTTGACTATGCAGCAACATTTGATTCAAATAATTTAACAGTGACTCCAGCGAGTGGCGAAAAAATTCAAGGCGCATCAGCCGATGCAACTTTAACAGTTGCAATTGAACGTGCTGGTTTTACACTTGTCTATTCAGGAGCTACGCAAGGCTGGTTATTGAAGGATAAATAATGGCTACATATAAAGAGATAGAGGGCTATACAGTTCAATCATTGGCATCGGACCCAAGCGCGTCAACAGACACGGAAGGACAAGTTTGGTATAATACGACTACTGGAGTTTTTAAAGTCATCGTTGATGATGGCGGAGTCACCGTTAAAACGATAACAACAAGTTAAAACATATGGCTGATTACAAAGGAATAAAAGGATTTAAAGTTAAATCATTGACATCAGATCCAACAGCTTCGGCTAGTACGGCAGGACAGGTTTGGTATAATACTACTTCAAACACTTTAAAAGTAGTACTGGATGGAGGAGCCCCTATTGGGACTTGGGCTTCGGGTGGAACAAAAAATACAATTATGAATGATGGTGCTGGTGCAGGAACTAATACAGCAGGTCTAGCATTTGGTGGAGCAATTCCCGCTTCTCCATACGTTGGAGTAGATACTGAAACTTATAATGGTACTTCTTGGACAGAAGTTAATAATTTAAATACAGAAGTAAGAAGTCAATCAGGGACTGGATCTCAAACAGCTGCCCTTTCTATAGCAGGCGGAGAAGCCCCTAATTTTACTGCTGGAGTAGAAGATTATAATGGAACTTCTTGGACGGAAGTAGCAGATTTAAATCTGGCTAGAGGGTATAACCCTGGGTCTTCAGGTACGATTACAGCTGCTCTTTGTTTTGGCGGTAAATGTGATACTCCATCACCTATGACTACTACTGCTGCAGTAGAAGATTATAATGGAACATGTTGGACGGAAGTAAATGCTTTAAGCGCTGCTCGTTATAATGGAACAGGAGCAGGAGTTCAATCATCAACTCTTTATGCAGGAGGTCAAAATGGTAGTCCTACTTTAACTACTAATGAAATTTATAATGGAACAAGTTGGTCAGAAGAAGCTGTTTTAAATACAGCTCGAAACGCTTTGGGAGGAACAGGAGATACTGATACAAATGTTTTAGTTTTTGGAGGAACTACAGGGTCAGAAACAACTAAAACTGAAGCATGGAATGGAACAGCTTGGACAGAAGTAGCAGATTTAGCATCTCCTTCTGAAGATTTTGCTTCTTCAGCACCTGGAGGAGGTACGTCGGCTCTTCGTGCTTCAGGTAATGTATCGGGAGTAAGATCAGGCGCAACAGAATCATGGAACGCAGCCGCATATCAAATTAAAACAGTGACAATAAGTTAACAATGATTTATAAAATTAAAAAAGGAGGAAACGACTATGGCATATAAATACTGCACAGCGACGAACTGGGGTAAAGACTTCTTCACTCATCAAGAGAGAAGAGACTTTTATCTTGGAGGTCATGCTGGCGAAGTATGGGTTGTAGGCGACAATCATCATGGCGATGATTGGATTAGCAAAGTGAGTGGTGTCAGCAAAACACAAGCTGAAGCACAAGCGATTGTTGATGGTAAAATCGAAGCGGCACAAACTGCTTACGATGCATTATCTGTTGAAGAGCAAGCTTCACAAGGATCAAGACCCGTTAAATATAATTTACCATAGTTAAAACCTTATGGCTGATTACAAAGGAATAAAAGGATTTACAATACCGAACGTAAGCTCGGACCCGGACAACCCTATCGCAGGGCAGATCTGGTATAATTCAACTTCAGCGACTTTAAAAGGAAGAGTAGAAGGATTCTCTGTAGGTGCCTGGGCGAGTGGTACAGCAATAAATAGTGGAAGACAAGGCCAGGGATCTGCAGGAATACAAACTGCAGGAATGATAATGGGTTCCGGCCCAGTGCCAGCTGGAAGAGATCAAACTGAAGTTTATAATGGAAGTACTTGGTCAGAATCTAATGATTTAAATACAGGTAGAGGAGGAAGAATATCGGGCATGGGAACTATAACGGCAGGTGTAGCAGCAGGAGGAGAAAATGGGACTCTTACTAATGCTGAAGAATATAATGGTACAGGGTGGACAGCAGCTACAGCGATGAATGTTGGACGCAGAAACGCTGGGAGCTCTGGAACACAAACAGCAGGTCTTATTGTAGGTAATCCTGGAGGCGTTGCTACTTCCGAAGAATATAATGGTACGGGGTGGACTACGGGTGGAGAGTTGAGTACAGGAAGATCCAGTGTTGGTGGCGGAGGCACACTAGCGGCAAGTATTATGTCAGGTGGCGAAATTCCTGGTTATACTACAACACCAAATGCGGAAACCTATGACGGTACCAGTTGGACAGAGACAGGAAATTTAAATACCACGAGATGTTCATACGCAAGTAGCATTTCGGGAACAACATCAAATCTATTGGTTTATGGCGGTTCACCCATGAACTCGAGTCCTTACATGAATGAAACAGAACATTTTAATGGAACAAGTTGGACGGAACTTGCTGATTTAGCAACAGGT